AACAGCAGGTACTTGAAATGGATTGCTTGAAGGTCGTACCAGCGCTTGGACGGCTTTGGATAGGCGCCGACGCTATGCGCCTCGTCAATGATCAGAAGGTCATAGTGGCGACCAGCACGTTTGGGCACCTGCTCGTAGTTGGTCACCTCGACTTTGGCGGTTAGACCAAGAACGTCAATGTCTTGCTGGATTGATGCAATTGCCTTTTTTTTGGTAACAATGATGCAATTGAGCACTCCAAGCCGCCGAGCGGTTTCTAAGGCGGTGAAGGTTTTGCCGGTGCGGACCTCCCCGCGCAGGTAGGCGACGCGGTGTTGGTTCAGGATTGCGACGAGGTCGCAGGCCGCCTCCTGTTGATAAAGACGAAGTTGCATGAGGTTGCAATGGGTGCGCTGATGGTATAGGATCCACGAGTCAACTGCAACCCGCCATGGACAACGCCGCATATCACGCCCATTCAGCCGTCAGCAAAAGCCACCTTGATTTGGTGGCCCGCAGCCCGCTGCATTATTGGTCCCGGTATCTGGACCCAAATCGTGTGCCGCAGGAGCCTACTGCCGCCATGCAGATCGGATCCGCCGTGCATACGCACATTCTTGAGCTTGACCAATGGGACGCCCAATACGTTGTGGCACCCGCCGGGATTGATCGGCGCACCAAGGTTGGCAAGGCTGAATGGGACGTGTTCCAGACGGCTATTGGCACCCGGACGGTGATCAGCCGCGAGGATGCAGATCTTGTGATGCGGATTGGGCGATCAGTGCTCAGCCACCCTGCTGCGGCTTATTTGCTCGGCTTACCTGGTAAGGCAGAAACAACGCACATGTGGATTGATGAGATCAGCGGCCTGCAATGCAAGTGTCGGCCGGATTGGCTGCTGGATGACGGCAGCATCATGATCGATCTCAAGACCACGGAGGATGCAAGTCCCAAAGAGTTTCAGCGCTCCATTGCCAAGTGGCGTTACCACGTTCAAGCTGCGTGGTATTTGGACGGCATTGAAAAAGCAACAGGCAAACGCCCAGAGCAATTTATTTTTATTGCCGTTGAGAAAAAGCCACCATACGCATGTGCCGTTTACGTTGCCGATGCGCAGATGCTTGAGATCGGCGGCCAGACTGCTCGCGCAGATCTGGACAAACTCAACGTATGCAAAGCTACCAATTATTGGCCTGGGTATAGCGACCAGGTGGAGGTTATTAACCTCCCACCGTGGATGCGACCCAAGGCTGATGGGACTATGCCCTCACCAACTGAAATTGAAACTTACTAATGGAAAACACAGCAATTACAACCACGACTAACAACTCAGTCTTCTCCGGCATCCAAGCTTTTGAGGACGCTCAACGTATTGCTAAGGCTTTGGCCAGCAGCACTTTGATTCCACCGCAGTTTCAAGGTCAGCAGGGTTTTGCCAACTGCTTGGTGGCGCTGGAGATTGCAAACCGAATGGGTATCTCGCCTTTCCTTTGTATGCAGCATCTGCACATCATCCATGGCCGCCCAAGTTGGAGCAGTGCGTTCATCATTGCCATGGTTAATGGCTGCGGCCGCTTCACACCGCTGCGGTTTGAGATCAGTGGCAGTGGCGACAGCCTTGCTTGCTATGCCGTTGCCACGGACATCAAGACTGATCAGGAACTGAAAGGGCCGACCATCACGATGGCGATGGCCAAGAAAGAAGGATGGGCCACCAAGGCTGGCAGCAAATGGCTAACCATGCCGGAGCTGATGATTAGGTACAGGAGCGCTGCTTTCTGGGGCCGGCTCTTCGCCGGTGACTTGCTGGTGGGTCTACAGACCCAAGAAGAGGTAATTGACGTGCAAACCGTCAAGGTTTCTGCCAACGTTGACGATCTCAACGTCAAGGTAAAGTCTGCACCAGTTATTGAAACTGAGCCAGATGATCTCTTCTGAGTTGACATTCCTTACTGATCTGCAACTTGCTGAGCGGTGGCACCTCCACCGCCAGACGTTGATCCGATGGCGATCTCTTAATAAGGGTCCCGCTTATTCAAGGTTCAACGGTCGCGTGCTCTATCCCCTGGCCGAGGTGGAGCAATACGAAAAGGCCAACACCATCACACCTGACAACCAATGACTTTCAAAGCCAACGGCGCATTGTTCAAGAACACACCTGAGAAGCTGCAAGAGCGGTTCAAGGATCGCTATGACCCCAGCCGCAACTACCCAGCGTTTGATGGCGTGTTCAGCATCAAGGAAGATGACCGGATGGCGTTTGCCAGCTACATCATGAACGCCAATCCTAATGATCGCGGTGAGATTCCGGTGAAGATCAGCGGTTGGACTAAGCAGGCTGCAAGCGGCCAAAACTATCTGAGCCTTGCCTTCGAGCCTGACTACAAGACCATGAAGGCAATTGAGGAAAAGATGGCTGCTGCCGGTGCGGCTGACAGCCTGGCCAAGGCAACGGGCGGTGCCGTGGTCGAGATCAGCGAGGTTGATATGTTCTAAGGCTTCATCAGTAGCAGCTCTAGACGGGCGATCTCATTGGTCGCCTGCTGGAGCAATGCTTGCTGAAGATTCCAAGAACGGTAAAGCGTTGCCGCAAGTGGTCCGACGTTTTGAGTGATCTCAAGACGCCGGGCCATTACCTCAACTTTGAGTTGATCCTCGGTCGCCACCTTCGGAATCATCCACTGACCAAAATCTTCCACTTTTTACGGGCAGACTGCCCCATAATGCCCGATGAATTGCAGAATTTGCGGTAGCAAGAACAACCGCACGCCGGTCACTAACGGGCATTTGCCTGATGAGGTGGTCCGCAAACGGGTCTGTTTGGCTTGCGGCCATGCATGGTTTACGGTCGAAATGACTGTCCCTGTTTACGCCATTGGCTGGTCTGATCGGCACCAACACAAGCCGGTGCTGCGGACACCGATCACGCTGGAGCCAAGCTTTGTTGAGGCTGCTGACGTGATGGGCAACCTTGCCAAGGCCAATGCTGCCATCCAAAGGAAAGCGGCGCTCAAATACGGTGAAGAATTATGACATGCCATTGACCCACACCGCAGGTGGTGTATAGTACGAGAACAGGGGCAAGCTCCTGCATTCAATCAAATCCAATCCAATGATTAACAATCCCATCGTCAACCGCCTTGCCGTCATCGTCCTGATGTTTGCGGTTTATGCCGCAGGCGTCAGCAGTGGCAGCGAGCAGACCGTTCTTACTGCTCAAGGTGAACCCGTTTGCCAGCAGGTGCTTAAGCCATGACCCTGCATAATTACTACTTCCGCATCCGTGACGCCAACGTCTACGAGTGCATCAAGGCCACCAGCTGGCTAGAAGCCAAAGCCATTGCCACCGAAGAATGGCTGCCGTACTGGAACCAGATTGAATGGCTTACACCTACTGACCACCATCAAGTAAAACTTCCAAATGTCTAACATTCAAGGTGCGCTGCTTCTGTGGCGCGAAGACAGCCAAGGTCGATACGGTGAAGGCATCAGCCGCCCCGTACCTAAAGCAAAGACTAAGTTGTACAACTTGATCGTGTACAAGTCCTGCTCGATGCCAATGACCATGACGATGCGTGCCGAAAGCAAAGCGGCTGCCATCACCTACGCTCAAAACCGTTGGCCTGATGCTGTGATTGAATCCAAATGATTGACCCACTTAAGCGTCTGCAAGCACTGGTCGGCGATTCCGGTCTGTTCAAGGCTGGCCGTGATCATGAGCGCGAACACGTCAAGGCTTTGATCCGCGTCCGCATGGATCAACTGCACCACAATTCGATAGCGTGGCAGGAGTGCCGCAACCTTTACAACATCATCAAATGAATCAAGCAAAACTGGACAACCGCCGCCACGAAATGATGGATGCGCTGTATGAGCGCAGCGGCCGCACCTGCAACACCTACACAGGGTTGTGGGATGAGTTTGCCCATGATCTAGCCAACAACACGCGGGACGTGGAGTACGAGGAGCTGTTTGCTGCGGTCTGCCTTGCCATGGGTGACACGCAATCGGTGTTGATTGAGAAGCACGCGCAGCAGGCCATCCAAGTTGTTCGCCGTTACGTCTTGGGCAAATGGGCGTAGGAGCAACATCAAAGCGCAATCGAAATCTTACGGTCAACATTCGCGTCACAGAAGAGGAGGTTGCTGCCGCCAGAGATTTTGGCAACGGCAACGCCTCTCATGGTTACCGGATGGCCTTGCGCATTGCCACTGGCCGCAAATCAAAACCGATTCCATTGAGTACACTGCTGCGAGCAGCTGCTGAAATGGCAGCTGATCTTGAAGCCTCACCTAAACGCGGAGCACCTAGGCAATCAACATGAATGAACCGTTTTTTAAGTCTTATCTTCTTGGCCGTAATTTCCTGCTTGAGGATATCAAAACCCTTACCAATCCAGAGTTAGACACTTTGGACATTGAAACTATGGCTGCCCTTGAGGAGGCGCGGTATCAGTACGCACGGGTTGATGACAAGACCACAGTAGAAGCCGGCCCAGTGTTTGCCCGCATGAAGATTGCGGGATACTTCCAAGCTGCTATCAAACGTGAGTTGAATGCAAATGACTGATCTGGTCAATCATCCGCCGCATTACACGGCTGGCGCAATGGAAGCCATCGACGTAATTGAGGACGTGGTAGTACGTGCCCCCGATGCGGTGGTGGGCGGCTTGCAATGGCAAACTCTAAAATACTTGCTGCGGCTATGGGACAAGGGCAATGCCTCTCAAGATGCAAAAAAAGCGCGTTGGTATCTCGATCGACTTATCGCCAAGCTAGAACCATGAGCGTACCTTTCCTTGGTTGGCTTGAAAATTGCGCCGTGAGGTTTCTAATCTCCAGCCCACGGGTTGGCTTCATTGCAATCAAGCATCACAGCTTCACTCAAATGTATGTTGCACAAGATCCAACTGATCCGCAAATTGCCAGCATCGACTATGAGTCAGAGCCACTGTCGATGCAACTGGAACGGCTGTACCATGAGCCTTCATATGGTGAACTCGAATGATTGTTCTTTATAGCGGCAGGGTAATTGTTGAACGATTGCGGTTGTCCGAAAACTGGCGCGCCAAGATTCGCCTACCAGGCCGCCCTGAAACAATCCTTGACCTATGCACACCAGATGTGAGGGAGGCTTATATCCGTGCCCAGTACCACTATCTAGCACTACGCAAAAATCAACCAATTGAAGAAATTCAATCCGAGTTTCATGGAAAAGCTAAATGCTGGTCTTGCATCCATTGGTTGCCACGCGGTAATGAATGCAGCCTTGGATTCCCCGAGGCACGGCAGAATGGGGGGCGCTTTGCCGCTCGGTGCGGGTTGTACGACGATGGAAAGAAAGGTTCTGGATCGAATGGATAGGGGCGAAGGCCGCTGGATTGAGTTGTTGGACCACAGCTTTGGCGAGGAGCCTGTGTACCGCGCCTGTGGGCAGAACGGTGCCATGTGCCGGTACACCAACGACCTGTGGCAGGCTGAGATTTATGTGCAGTACTACTGAGTAGTACCAAGCCAGGAGTCAATGGCCTCTTCGCGGGTCAGACTGTAAAACTCTTGGGCACGAAACCACTCGCGCCAATCACGGTGCCCCTTGCTGCCGTTACAAGTGATACAGGCGCCACAGAGGTTTTCTGGTACGGTCAAGCCTCCAAGCACTTTTGGGGTGATGTGATCAAGTGTGGCGCTGCGGGGGCCAAGTTGCTCGTTGCAGTAGGCGCAACAGTAATCACTGCGGATTAGGACGGCATCACGCCAGCGCCGCTTCGCCTCCTTCCTCGGAATCAATGTCGTCCCGTCGATTTGATGATCCACTGTTGGCATCTGGCAGGGGAAACATTTCGATCTCAAGCGACAGCAAATCATCCTCGTTCTCGATGAACTCGGTGATCCGTGCATACATGTCTGCTGGCAGCTCTTCGGGGTCAGTCTCCGAACGAACCACCACCAGGGCAGTGATCTCGAACAGGTATGACCGCACGAAGCAGTAGCCGCTGTTCCCACGTTAGCCAAGACCCATGATCATGAAGAAATGCAACAACCTATCGACACGCGCTGTCTGTGGTGTATTGTGTTTGTACGGGAGGCGACTCCCGCCATCAAATCAAATCCAATGAACATCACAACCGCTTCAACCAAGGCCGAGATCATCGATGCATCCTGCGAGCTGATCGACACCCAAGCCGAGCAAATCAACGATCTGAAAGAGCGCCAACTGATCCTCTGGGCCATCGTTGGCATCCTGTCCGTGTTGCTTGCATTCGGCGCCTAACAACCACGGGGCGCTTCGGTGCCCTTTTCATTACCACCTAATCAAATGACCTACTATCGCTGCGAATGTCTTGCTGAAGATCTGATCAACCGCTACATCGCACCCAAGACTGGCTGGGACAAGATCAAAGAAGAAGACTTCCAGCGCCTTGCTGACCTAATCTCTGACAAAGGCGCATGGGCAGGCTTTTGCATGGTCAAAGCAATCAGCAGCTGGATCGACTAATCATGAACTACGCACTTCAAATCCACAACGTCCAAGTGGGTCCATTCATGACCCACATTGCTGCCACGGTCTATGCCGAGCAAAACGGCCATGACAACTACCAAATGATTGAACTGTACGATCCAGCCGAAGCCGGTGGCATAATCGCGCAGCAGCTAGAGGTTGAAGTCACGGCGCAGTCCATTATTGACAAATGGAGGTATTAATCAATGACTAACCAACACCCAATCACCCCACCGCCTGAGCTGGTGCAGCAGTGGGCAGACATGTTGAGCCACCGATCAGACCATGCCGTGTTCAGCCTTGCCGCCCGCTGGGGCAGCGACCAGGAGCTGGAGGCGTGTTGTATGTGGCTAAGCCGTGAGGTCAGTAATAGTGGTTGGGAGTTGCGCAACCAACTCCGCATCGCCCGCCGCCCCAAGCCGCCGAGCTTAAAAGAGCAAGCGCTGGAAGCATTGGGCGCAGACGGATACTCCATGCTTGCTGGAAAAAAGCTTGAACCCGTTCAGCTAAAGATTATCCGCCGCGCACTGGAGGCATTGCCCAATGATTAACACTCGCATGATCCAAGCGTTTGCCGTTGGCTTTCTTTGTAGTCCACTCACCTGGATAGCAATTCATCACTTACTGAACTACAAACGATGACTAACCTCTCCCCCACCGCGCAGGCAGTGCTGGATGCTTACGGCGATTTTGAAGCTGCCAACGTCGATGCCATGGCCGCCGCTCTTCGCGCTGCTGCTGGCTACATGTTTCCCAACGACACAACTCAGCAGTGTTATGACCGCATTCTTGCCATCGCCGCCGAGCTGGAACGGCAATAATTTACTTCAACCCTTGCTCGCCGTGACGCCGAGATCAGCGTTGTAGCGGCCAGTTTGGGCGTATGTGCGTTCTGGGGTGCCGGACACCAAGATGAATTTCATTTGCCCAATCCGCATCCCAGGCCAGATCGGCAGCGCATTCAACCGCCTGCTGTTCTTTAGTTCCATGGTCAGCCGTGATCCATACCAACCGGGATCACACCAGCCAGCCTCAGCGTGATCCCAACCATCACGGGCACGGCTTGACTTGAGCACAAACTGTGCGCCTACATAATCAGGCAGGTGAAAGATTTCCCTTGTTTCAGCAAGGAAAAATTCACCTGGTTTAATCCAGTACGGCTGTTCTTCGTTGTAGTTATGAATGCCGGTGATCTCCAGTTCACGGGTGCCGGTAACTTCGATCATGATCCGATCACCAAGCGTTACATCTAGTGATGCTGGATTGAGGTGTGCCTCGACGTAAGGCGTGACCATTTGCCGCTTTTGGCAGAGACGGCGGATCTCAAAATCAGGTAATAGCACTGATAAAAATTAGACGCACCGCAGCCTAAGCGATGATGCACCATCCTGAGTTGGGTCCATCCACCATCCAGCGTGGTTCCCACGTTTTGTAGTCGTAGTGCTGCTTGGCACCAAAGGTGCTGCCATATTCGCCTGTAGCTACGTTCATGGCGCCCCATGGGTCGTGGACGATGTAGGAGCCGCGCTGGTTGTCATAGCCGATGATGCACAGCCAGTGACCGCCACCTGATGGTGCTGAGGCACTGCCATGGTGCAGGAAGCCAGCAGGCACCGGCTTACCTGCATCGATTTGCTGCTGCACTAAGGCACGATTGCCGTTGGTTTTGAAACGTGCTGAAACGCCATAGTGCTGCAACGCTTTAATCTGGACCGTCGAGTTGGTCGTGTCGCCGATGGTAAACACAGTTTTGATGTATTCATCATCCGAGTGGATCACACCCGGCTTGAGCGTCATCAGCAGCATTGCGCAGCTTGAGCTAAAGCACGTCCTCCAGGCGTCGCGGTAGTTATCCCGCTGGCTTTGGTACGGCGTCGGCAGTGGGTTGGTTGATGACTGTTTACCAGTCTGACTCCAGGTCTTAAACCACGCCTGCTCGCGGCCAAGAATATGCGGATTAACTTTGTTTATCGCTTCCTCCAGTTCGCTGATCGCCGCCATCTGATATGGCAGACCCTTGTAATACTTACAGATGTCAAGCAGCTTAATGCCAGTCATTTATTGTCCAAGGTGATTGAATGCGCATCTCACCGCCAAGATCGCGGCTATCGCCTGTTTGCAACTCATCATTAACCGGCTGCTCAGTGTAGATCGGCTTAGGTTTCTGGAGTTCGATCTCGCGGTCAATGACGGCTGCAGCCTCAGCTACAGCAACATCAATTTTGGCGGGCAGCGTTGTCTCGAACTTCTTGCGTGCGATGTACCGCTGTGCCCGCTCAAAATCAGAGCGTGTGTCGAACGTCCAGATCAGCCCTTTTTTGGCTTCAGTGACCGCAGAATTTGAAACACCAGTTGAACGATGCTGTTTGCCTTCCACTTGGGATTGAGGCCGATGATCTCGGATGCGGCTGCAACAGCAATCCAGAAGATCGGATTGGCAAGGATAGCTTCCATGACTGGAAAAGGTGGTTTTGCCCAGCTTAGCGCCGCATTTCCAGCTTGATCAAGCGGACATCATGATCCATAACCTTATCTTCAACGTCACCGATTTTTTTTTGGATTAACTGCTGATTGCTGAGCACGTCATCCAGTTTGGTTGGGACCGTGTAGCACAGGTAGAAAATGCCAGCGCCAGCACTGCCAACTGCCAAGACGACGATACCAGCCAATGCTTCCTGACGAACCCCGCGCCAGAACCCTGGTTGTGGTTCAGGGGTTGACACGGCAGGCAGCTCACTGACCGTATTTTAACAATTGCTAAGCTTCCTGGTAGATGAAGGTGCTGTCCTCGTACATCAGGGCATCGGAGTCCTCGGTCAGGATGTACTCCGTTGCTGCTGGCGTTGCGGCACCACCGCTCAAACTGGTCTTGATGCTTGGACGCAGTGAGCGCTTAAGGCTAGTGCGTAAATTTGCAGCCATTAGCCTGCGCCGATTATGGTCGCGACAGATGGGCTACCACCGTTAATGGTGACCAACCGCAACCGTGCGTAATTGACTGGACAACCACTTAAGCAATAACCAGTGGTGCCATTGGTCAAGATTGTATAGTCAGCATTGTCTTGGTTAAGGTTAAAATAATCAACGCCGTCAAGGCTGCCTTCAAATCTGACTACAACGCTGGTGCCGATCGAAGCAACTGTGACTTGATATGTGATTGCTTGAGCGCCGTAGCTCAGTCCGTTCTCGGTTACGCCAGTAGAGGTAAGCGTATCCAACACTGCAAACTGCCGTGATTGAAGCCTTTCGTCTGCGGATGGCATGGTTTTAGACGCTTTACGGTAATTCTATGGTATCAGCCTTCCAGCAGCAGGATGTCCAGATCCTCTAGCGCGGCGACCCTGGCTTGCAGTGCAGAAAATTCCGCAGCAGTTGGGACGGTCGTCCACGTTGTTGCGAAATCAGCGCTTGAGGTTTTGGTCAATACCTGAGTGGTCGTACCACCAACCGGCAGACCAAGTGGTGCAGGGGTTTGGACAATGACTGTACCATTAACTTCTGTAACAACTACTGAGGTCATGCCGTGTAACCCTCGCTGATGTAAACGATGCCTTCTAGATAATACTCTTTGATATTGGATGGATTGGTGAGCAGCACGTCGTAAAATGCCTCATCAGGTAATGTTGCTGTTTGAACAGCGGTCAATGCAATGCTGACTGATCCAACACTGCGGTTGGTATAGGTAACGGTGAAATCGGCATATTTTGTGGTGCGGGTTTGATTCCATACCTGCGCTGCAACTGTCCAACTGGTCAGGTTGATTGGTGTACCAGAACCATCTTTGAATTGCAACGCAATGTAATAATCCGCCCGACGTTGCAGGCTGATGTTGTACGTGCCTGGTGCTACTGCCATGAGGTCAGTCTAGCCTTTACCCTGACCACGGCGCTTCTTACGGCCATGGTTGGGGCGCGACCGTTTGCCTTGACCTTGATTGGTCAGTTTTGGAGCACCCGGCTGGTGGGTGATGTGTGACGCACCAGCCTTTGCGCGTACTGCCATGGCTTACCAGGGGACGCCAGCAGCCTTGGTGGGGTTGCGCTGCTCATCGAGCTGGGCTTGCAAAGCAGCTTCTACCTCGGCCACCTTGTCAGCGCCAAGTGCTTCCTGTACCCAAGACACCACTTCGGCCTCGGTGAGGTCAGCAAAGGGGATCAGGTTGTCGGGACGCTCAAAACCGATGGACCCGTACGCAGAAGAGGTGTAGGTGTCATCCTTGGCGTCCACGGTGTAGTGGGCGGTAAACACAAAACCGTCAGCAGTTTCACGCTCAAGCTGAGCAATCTTCCAGGTGGTAGTAGTCACGGGTGCAGCGGTAGCCATTGGTTAGAAGGTGTGATGAGAGTGGTAATTATTCAGCCCAGGCAGCAGTAGCAACAGCCGCCACTTTGGGGTCTTCGTTGGTTAGGTCTGCATCCTTCTCCAACACATGACGGTGATAGGAAGTGGACAGCACCACGTCATCTTCTAGGACGCGGGTGGCCTGGCGGACCTGGATAGCACCAGATTCCAGGACTTCGATTTTGTCGACGACGACTTCTTTGATGAGAGCCATTTTTAGGAACTGCCGACTGGCAGGAACGGGTTTGGATGGGTCGTAGTTTTAAGCCGGGTTGCGGGCTTTGTTATTAGTTACGGTAAACAGCAGAGATTGTGATTTCCGTATTGGCTCTTGCGTAAGGAGCAGATGAGGCTCCAGTTTGACCAGTCCCAAAAGTAATGCGGAACACACTTCCCGTAACTCTGCCAATGAAACTGGACATTACGGCACCAGTATCTCCGTTATAGAAAAATACGCTTCCGGCGGATTCACCACTATTTGTGAATGGCAGGCTTATGTCAATGTACCCAAGCGGGGAGCTAATTGCCGAAACAGTTGCTTGAGCACGGACGGAAACAGTGTTGCCTACCTTTGTGTACGAAGCAGTAATGCTGGAAAGTGTGATTGTTCCACTTGTACTTGGAGTTGCTGTCGGCGTAAACGTCCCTTCTTCGTAATCGTCCAGCGTGTTTGGATCGGACGAGGCGACTTGCGTGGCGGGGAAGGTCAAGCCGTCGGATGTTTGGAGTTTGGCGCCAGAGGTGTTGGCCGTACTCGTCCCCACCAGGAGCCTGCCGGAGGAGTCCAGCCGTGCTCTTTCGGCGTTATTGCTCAAAAATACTGTTGAACTTCCTGCCTTTAAGCTTCCCAAGCTTAATATAGAAGCTGTGTTGTCAAACTCAATAACTGCATGGCGCGTTCCGCTATTATATATGTCAATTCCTGTGTATTGTAACCCGGTATTGTCTACTTTAAATTGTCCGCCGTTAGTCGCTCCGACAACGTGTAGAGCACCTGCCGGGCTGCTCGTCCCGATACCGACGTTGCCAGCGGAACTTACAAACAGCCGCCCCGTGCCCCCCGTCGAGATCGCCAGTTGGTCGGCGCCAGGGGAGTAGATGCCGGTGTTGGGGTCCCCGTCAAAGCTGAAGCTTGGTGCGGCGGCTGACCCAGCCGGTGCGCTGGCAAGCAGTTCGCCAAACGTGATCTTCTTGTTCTTATCGGCTGCCGCAGCCTCACTAATATCGACGATGGGCAGCAGGTCACCAGTGGCTGGTGCTGTCAGTGCTGCCAAATCCGTGATTTTGCGGTTAGCCATAGGAGTCCTTGCGTAGTGTCAGTCTAGCCTTCGGTGTCAACTTCAGGCGTTGGTGGTGCAATGAATTCACCATCAACATAAGTCCAAC